CTGGAGAGCGGGGGTGAGAATACGCAGGGCTGCAGCGACTACGATCAACGCGGCGGCGCCCGGAAGCGCTTCCGTCATGAGAATCATTGCCGCGGCAATGATCGCCAACGAACCAGCCAGTTCGATGAGGGACTTGGCGATTGCTCCCCAAGACATCCCTCCCATTTTGACGAGTGCGTCAGCTACCTGTCCGAGCGAGATTGCGACGATCAGCAACGCGGCGGCAGCCAGCGGAGCAGTCGGCGGAATGACGTAAAGAGCCGCAGTGATGATCGCGAAGGCGCCCAACATCTCGACGAGAGCCTTACCGATCCCTTCCCAACTCATGTCGGCCATGGTTTGGAGCGCCGAAGCGATCAGGCCGAGCGAGATGGCGACACCAAGGACGCCGAGTGCCTGTAGACCCGCCTCCGGAGGAATGAGCATCAACGCGCCGGCGATTATGGCGAGAGAACCAGCCAGAGTCAGGAGACCCTTAGCAATTCCCTCCCACGACATACCCGCGAAGCTCTGTACGGCACTGACCAGGATTCTGATCGAAGCCGCTAGGAGAACGAGACCGAGCCCCTGGAGAGGAGCCGCGGCGTCCACCTTTGAGAACATGGTGAACAGCAGGAGGCTGCCCAACATGACCCCGACACCGACGAGACCCTTGGCGATGTTCTCCCAAGAGACCCCCTCGAAGTCCTTGACCGCTGAGACGAGGATCTTGATGGCAGTTGCCAGCAGGATCAGACCAGCTCCCTGAGCGATACCCGCAGCATCCGCCTTGGAGAACTTCGTGTAGAGAGCCAGAGAACCCAGGAGAGCGGCCACGCCTGTCAGACCCTTGGAAATGTTCTCCCATGAGAGTCCGGCAAAGTCCTTGACCGCCGAAACAAGGATCTTGATGGCGGTTGCCAGCAGGATCAGACCGACAGTACGAATGGCGCCAGCGCCGCTACCCTCAGCGAACTTGGCGAAGAGGCCAAGCGCGGCGAGAGTTGCACCCAGACCGGTGAGACCCTTCGCAAGGCCGTTCCAGTCCAGACTTGACAGAGCGATCACAGCAGCAACGAGACCGCCGATGGCTCCAGCGACCTCTGTCAGGCCGAAGCCTGTGAGGATGATGTCCTTCGGGTTTCCGATCAACTTCAAACCACCCGCAAGGATGGCCATGGTTGCGGCAAGGCCCGTCAAACCCTTAGCAAGCCCGTTCCAGTCCAGCTTCGACAGCATGGTGACTGCCTTCGCAAGGATAGTGACGGCGCCGGCGAGCTCGATCAGAGAGAGCATCATGAACGGCAGTTTCGCGAAACCCGCGGTTCCGATGAACTTCTGGAAGATCGCCATAGAGCCGAGCAGTTGGCCGAACATCACAGAGATGGCCACGCTGGCTCGGGTGAGACCCGCGGCGTCGATCTTGGAGAGCTTCGACATCGCGACTGCGAGAAGCAGCACGGCAGCAGCGATCTCAAGAAGCGTTGCCGCCTTGAGAACACTCTGCATGGTCTTGAGGGTGTTGGTCAGTTCCTCGAAGGGCTCCCGGATCGCCTCAACAATGCTGCGAACGGGGCCGTGACTTCCTCCGCTGGTGAAGTACTTGACGAGCTTTCGGACAATGAGCAAGATGCCGGCGAAGAGGCCGGTCTGAAGCGAAGCGAGAATGAGGTTGAAGTCATTGCTCGTCGCGCTGCCGCTGGTGCCCAGGTTCTTGAAGAACCCGGAGATCTTTTGCCAGACCTTGTCGACATAGCTGCCGACGGTCTTGAGAGCGCTGACCATCCCGTCCCAGATAGCCACAGCGGCGTGGCTGTACCTGTTCATGGACTGGAACTGCTTCGAGACGTTGCTCAGACCAGTGGTCGCCTTGTTGCCGTCGAACTTGTCGAACAGCTGACCGACTGCCAGGCCGAGCATCTGGAGGAGCTGGATCGGAACGGCGAGGATCGAAGCGAGGGTTCCGAAGAAGGACTTGAACACCATCGACTTGTTGATGGCCTTCTCGAGCTTCACGAGGAAGTCGCCGATGCTGGCGGTGATCTTGAGGAATCCGCCGGAGCCACCTGCCACCGCACCGAACAGACTGAAGAACGCAGAGCCCACCGCCTTGATGATGTCCCAGCCGATCTTGAGAACGGCAAAGACACCAGCGAAGGTGCGCTTGAGTTCGTCTGCGGTTTGGCCTCCCATTTTGAGCCGTTCCATGAAGTCCCTGAAAGAGACCGTCATGTCGTAGAGATCCTTCGCCGTAGTCGGCGGGAAGACCTCTCTGAATGCGCTTCCGATGGCGTGCAGGACCGAACCGAGGACATGCATGGCATCGCTCAGGCCCTGGATGAGGACCTTGCGGCCTCCGAGCTTGTCCCAGCCCTTGACCAGCTCGTTGAGCTTGTAGATCGGGGCGGTGAGAGCACTCTCGGCGACCTTGTGGATGCCGGTGAAGAGGGTGGTGGCCTGGTTGATGTTGCCGAAGATCGTCTTGAAGATGGTGGACCATGCTGTGGCCACTTCCTCCTTGAGCGCATCGGTCAACTGGGTTGCCGTCTTGATCTTGGTCGCAGCCTCGACGCCGGTCTTGCCGAGCTTCATGACCTCTTCGGCCTGCTTCTTGGTGAAGCCCATGGCTCTGATCTGCTTCTCAGACAGGTCTCCGGTGAACTGAGACAGGGTCTGGGTCAGGATCTTCGAGGTGAGCCAACCCTTCTGAAGGCTGTCCCTGAAGCTGCCGGACTTCTTGATGATGCTGTCGATCGCGACGCCGCTGGCCCGGGCCGTGTTGATCAGGGCGGTCTGGAAGACCTTGCCGCCCATGCCGGCGTTGACCACCGAGTTCCAGTCCATGAGATGGACAGTGCCCGTGGCGATCGCCTGCGACAGCTGATACATGGCGGTCGAGGCCTGCTCAGAAGTCGACCCGGATATGGCCGCGAGGTTCGCGATGCCCTTGATCGAGTTGACCGAAGTCTGCAGTCCGACGCCGGCCGCGGTGAACGTACCGATGTTCTTGGCCATGTCGCTGAAGTTGTACACCGTCTGGTTGGCGTACGTGTTCAGTTCGTCGAGGGCGGCGTTGACCTTCTTCAGGCCCTTCTCGCCTTCGAGACCCGTGTTGGCCAGGATGGTCCCGACCGCGTTGATCTGAGTCTCGTAGTTGTGGAAGCCGGCCATGACCGGGTCCAGCGTGAGGGCCTTCAACATCTGCCCGCCGGCCATGACGGCCTTACTGGTGATGGTCGCCAGTGCCGCGGTTCCAACCGTGGACAGCTTGCTGAACTTGCCGGCGATGGAATCGACCCCGTCGGCGATGCCCTTGAGCGAGACGCCCTTCGCCGCCGAATCGACGTCCTTCAGACCCTTGGTGGCGTTCTGAAGCTTGAGGCTCTGGTCGAGCTTCTGAAGCGACGAGAGGGTGGAGGCGATTCCCGCCTCGAACTGCTTGTTGTCGAACGTCATATGAACGACGCGCTGGTCGATACTGCTCATGCGGAGGTCACCGCCTTCCATACCTTGTCTGCGATCTCGTCAAATATGGGCTTCATCGCGGGGTTGATATAGTCCCGGCCCTGCACGTATCCTCCGGTGCCCGTCGAATAGCCGTACTGAAGCATGATGGCGACCGGGAAGTCGCTTTCGATGTCAGTGTTGGTCCAACTGATGGAATATGAACCGCCCTTGGCCTGGACGTCGTAACTCCAAGAACCTGCGGCCAGACCAGTGTCGACGGGGGTGGCTGCCTGGAGAGCCTCGACGCCGATCTGACCGCAGGAGTCCATAACGGAGAGGATGTTGAGACGCGAAGCCTTCCGAAGGAATCGCTCCAAATCCTCGAAGGAGCCGGTGACGTTGAACGAGATCATTACGGCTCCTTAGTTGGGCTAGAGAACGACGTCGGTCGTCGAGTTCGTGACCTTGTGGACGGAGTCGAGCGTGAGCGCGGGGCCGGAGCCTCCTGCAGCCAGATCCGACGCGAACGCCTGCACGGCCGAGTCCATGTCGGATTCCAGGATGACGCCGCTGTTGACGACTTCTCCGGAGATGCTGATCGTCTGTATCTCTTCCGAGTTACGCACGTTGATCAGGTACTTGATGTCTGCCACTGAGATTCTCCTATGCTGCGGTCTCGTACATGAAGGACCCACGGAAGTTGTTGCCGCTCGCCCAGGTCCAAGGCGTGACGGAGTCGAGATCCCCACCGATACCGCCGCTGATGGTTCCGCCCGAGAAGGCGAGGAGGATACCGAACGCAACGGTCGTGGTGCTGTTGAGCTTGATACGCACCTGCCCGAGGCTGTTGGCAGCCGAATAGATATCGCCGTACCCGACGAATCCCGAAGAAGCCAAGGCAGGCCATTGCGCCGGAAGGCTGAACAGCCAGTTGTCCGTCGAGCCGGCACTGGCGCCGAAGTTCGTGGTGCTACCGAAGGTGATGTCGTAGATGACTTCTACCTTGCGGCCGATCTTGTGCGCCTTGAACGAGGGGGCCGTGTTGCCCCACGCGGGGAGATGCAAACCGCTCGAGGTGGACCACGTGGGAGTCCACGTGTACCAAGCTCCGGGGTCGGTGATGACGGGTTGCCATGCGGTCCAACCGCCGGCCTGGTTCGCGGTACGGAACCACTGAACGGGGTTGGTGCTTCCGCCGGCGTGCTGTGTGAAGGTCTGCCGGCCGAAGAAGTTCGCGTCGTCGGCGATGTAGGTGATGACCTCGCCGGGCGCGATGGACGCGAAGTCCCAGCTAGACGCCGAGCCCGCGGTGTAGTAGAGACGTGACTGCCCGACCGGGTAGTTGCCTCGAGCGGTGGCCTGAGTGAACGCCGTCGGATCCAGGTTGACCATGAGGATCTTCTGGGCCCAGTTAGACCACGCGCCGTTGTACGAACGCGTCCAGGTCTTCGGCGAAGCGGCACCCACGTTCGCATAGAAGTCCTGCACCGTGTGCGTGGAGTCGATGCTGGTGGTCACCACGATGCCGACGCCGCTGTTGGGGGTCCATCCGGAACCCGTGGCGACGCTTTGCAGAGAGACACCGTACGGCCATGCCGCAGGGGTGGCTGTCTCGGCGATGCCTGTGACGATCTGAACTCGATACCCCGAAAGGGAGGCGAGTCCGGCCGGAGTGATGGCACGTGTCGTGTCAGTGCCGGCCTGGGTCTCAGCGTTGGTCGCCAGTTCGACGATGCCGGACTGAGCCGTGGTGGCTGCCGTCGTTCGACCGACGTCGATCTGAGTCCCATCGTGCTTGGTGAGGATGAGGTGCCCCGACGAGTCGTACGAGGCGGTCACGATCGTGCCGTCTTCGATCGCCTGCATCCGCGAGGCGGTGTATCCCGTGATGGTAGCCATTGGGCCGCCTTTCTAGCTAGAGCTGATGGTGTAGGAGTCGGCGTCGATGAAGTTGGCGGTGGACGAGGTGATTTCGAACGTGGTGTCGTCCAGCATGCGGATGACGTCGTTCGGGGCAGTGGCGGTCCATGTCCCGTCGCCGTTGTCGGTGATCACGAGGCCCGCGATGACGTCGTAGAAGGCGATCAGCTCATCTACGGTTGGAAGAGCCGGCGCGTCTGTGTCGGTGCCGTAAAGCTTGTCCTCTATGGCCGACATCACCGAAGGATCCGTGAAGCGTGAATCGACTATGAAGTGCGATGTGCGCGTGTAGCCGGTTATCGCCGGCGGGCAGGTAGTGATCTTCCAGCTGAAGTCATCAAGGCTGCCCGTATCCGTACGGGTCTTGTGATCGCGGGTCGATGGGGAGGCAAGAGCGTTATAGACAATGTGGATCTTGTACGCGAAGTCCTCTCCCAGGTCGTTGCTGATCATGCTTCGGTAGGACAGGCTGAACGGAAGTCGCTTCTGCCTCGTCACGAACAACCCGGTTCGGGGTTGATGGCTCCCGTCGCATTCCTCGAACTCGTCCGGGTAGGTGAAGGCTGTCAGAGTCGCCTCGTACTCTTCGCGTGCGGCCAAGTTCAGGTACTTGACGCCGTCGATGTAGTAGGGCGTCGGATCACCGCCGGTGGAGGTCTCAGATACGGATGTGAGTCCGTTCCACGGGACGCCGGGTTGTCCCGAGACGTACAGGACGCCTCGATCTATGCCGTTCTCGTATCGACGTGATCCCGTATCGCCCCAAGTGATTCTTGGCAAGCTGGTTTCCTCCTCTCACCCGGTAGTGCCGAGCTCCTTCTTGCGTTGAGCGTTGAGTTCGCGATTCCGCCGGGCGATCTCGGCGGGGCTGAGTTGCTTCTCGGGGGCGTTCTTACGGCTACACACCTGGATGAGCGTAAGCAAGCGGTTGAGATGCCAATGCTGGCACTCGATCGGTATGCTCATCGCGATCATCCAGTAGTAGATCACTTCGGCGGTGATGATCTCCTTGCTCTTCTCATCGTCGCCGCCGTAGAACTTGGTAGCCGTCATCTTCGAAGTGATGTAAGCCTGGATGTCCCGAACGTTCTCCGCGGAGAGCTTGGTGTAGACCTCCGGGGGAACGTCCGGGGTGAGAGTCATTGCTTTGACGTACCAAAGCGTTTCGTCGTCCGTCTTCTCGGTTTCACTGAGGAACGGCTTCTCGAAACGTGACTCCCATTTTGACAGGGAGACCAGAGAGTGCTCCAGCTCCAAGGTGAAGAACTCGATGTCGACGAACTTGTTCGCCACTTCGTCGAATCCCTCGACCATCGGGACCTTGACGGTGAGCACTCTCCGATCTCCTTTCTGTCAGTGGCTGGTCTAGTAGCTGAACAGCCAGTCGTTGTCGGTGACCGCCGGGAACTCGTAGCCGGAGTTCGGCTCCGCGACGACGACCTTGGTCTGACCGCTGGTGAGCACGTAGGTACCGGTGACGGGCTCGTCGTCGATGTAGTACGTGACGCCGGTGACGGTCGGGATGGTGATGGTGTGCGTGCCCGCGTCGTAGGTCGGGGGCGTCGGGGTGGCGACGGTGACCGTGCCGGAGAACATCGCGAGGACGGCGTCGGGGGTCGGCAGAGCCGGGTCCACACCTGCGGTGCCGTACAGGGTCTGCTCCAGCGTGGCGAGAGCCGACGCGCTGACCTTGGTCGAGTCGATCGTGATCGTGGCCGCCGGCTTGTACCCGGTCACCTGGACCGGAGTCGTGCTGATGGACCAGCTGAACGCGATCGCCGCCGGGTTGTCGTTGACGGTGTTGAAGTCCTTCGCCGACGGGGCCGCGGTGGCGCCGTAGACCAGGTGGATCTTGTAGCCGAGGTCCGCGTTCAGGTCGTTGCCGACCTTGGTGCGGTACGACAGGCCGAAGGACTTGCGGGTCTGCTGTCCGATGGCGACGCCCGGCTCCGGCTCGGCGGTGCCGTCGCACTGCCCGAACTCGTCGGGGTAGGTGAAGGCCTCGAGGTCGGCCTCGAACTGCTCGGTGGAGACCAGGTTCAGGTAGACCTGGTTGTCGGCGTACTGCTTGTTGGACGCCGCACCGGTCGGCTTCTCCGAGACCTTGGAGAGACCGTTCCAGGCGAAGCCCGAGTCGTACGCGCCGGCGGTGTTGGGGATGTAGAGGACACCACGGTCGACACCGGTTTCGAACCGACGGTCGCCGACGGCGTCCCAGACGAGAGCTGTCACTTTGTTGCTCCTCAGAAGTACAGGTTGAAGACGTCGTGATTGAGGTTGTTCGCCACGAAGAACCGATTGTGAACACACATCGGCAGCTTGGCGACCTCATCGGGGATCGGGCTGTCCGGATCGAGGTCGATCACGGTTACCTGGTAGCGCTTGACACGGCGAAACGGAAGGTTGTTCGCGAATGTCGTGAGCGCGTTGTAGCGCTGGTAGACGATACATGGGTACTGCATCTGAATGTTTTCCGGAGGTTGGAAATATACATTCGGGCAGAACCCCTCAAGGACCGCTTGCAGATCAAGCCGGCTTTGGTCCGTTGTAAACACCTCCCAAACGCAGCAGCAGACGGGGACTCTGAATGTCGACATTGGAAACGACCCACAGAGTCCCCATCCACTCAACGTAGCGAATGGCAAAGATGTTCTGGATGGCGTATGCGTCCGCCACAATGCTGATCGAATTATCCACAGAGAGATCGTCATTTACACGATCGCCCTCGCGTAGCACACGGCTGTTTCGAACCACGTCACCGAAATATGGAACCTCGGTAATGACGACGGAGTTCACGCCGGGCGCTGTTTCGACAGGTGCGCCGTACCCTACCTTTCCGTAGAACTTCATTGCCGGTCGCTACCTATCAGGCAGCCGGCATGTGGAACGTCCACTGGACGGTGAGGCCGTCGGTCTCGAAGAAGTACCCGGAGGCCGGGTGTGCTTCGACCACGAGGGTCTCGTCCGCCGTGAGGGCGGTCTGGGCGCCCGCGGTGAGCGTGGCACCGGTGACGTTGTTCTTGTAGACCACGCCGGTCTGGGTCGGGATGGTGACCACGCCGGTGGTCTTGTCGAAGGAAGGAGCAACCGGGGAGACGAGGACGTCGCCCGAGTTGGTCTTCCAGACGACCAGCGCCGACTTCGGCACCGTCAGGGCGCCCGAGACGCGGGTCTCCCAGAGGTACTTGTACTGGTTGTAGTCGATGTCGAAGAAGTCGAAGAGGTTGACCTCGCCGCCCTTGTTCGCGCCGATGTTGTAGTCGGTCAGGTTGACGATGATGCCGAACAGGTTCGGCAGGGTCTCCATGGCCTCGACCGGGACGATCTTGTCGACCATCAGGTACTGCGCCAGCTCCTCGGGGCTGTTCCAGTACCGCCGGTTCATGCCGTCCTTGACCAGCAGGAGCGAGGTCAGGACCGGGAGCGTGGTGTAGAACGTCGGCCGGCCGCTGCCCTTGTAGAAGCGCATCGAGCGGAGGATGGCCTCGGCGACCTCCAGCATGGAGGAGTTCGTGTCACCGGTGTTGACGTAGACGTCGGTCTTGAAGACCTCGTTCTCGTTGGTGATGGACCGGATGCCGGCGCCGGAGTTGGCACCCATCGGGTCCGCGACCTTGTCGGGGTCGTCCACGGCGCGACCGTCGCCGATGAGGATCGCACGCGCGATCTCCTCGCGGCCCATGACGGACATCTCGCCCTTCATCCACGAGACGACGTCGAAGTCGGTGATCTCGATGATGTCGTCGCGGTTGAGCTTCTGCTTCTTGTAGATCGTGGTGGCGTCGGTCGTGCGCCGGCTGACCGAGAACCACTCCTCCTTCTTCATGTTGCCGGTGATGTAGCCCTTGGCGCGGGCCTCGTCCATGGTGATGTCCGCGACGATCGTACGGACCTTGGAGAAGGGGGTCTTGCTGGTGGAGTCCAGGACGCCGGCCACCCACTCCATGCGCCGCGAGAGGAACTGCGGCGTGTTGGTGAGGTTCTGGTAGTTCGGGAACAGGACGTCCATCGGCTCGATGCCGTGCTGGAGCGCGAAGGCGTCGACCTCGGTCTTGAGGGTCGTCTTGTTCTTGAACGCGGCGGCGAAGATGCCCTCGGCCTCGGCGTGGGTGAGCTCGCGCTTGCCGCTCTTGTCGGTCTGCTTGTCGGTCTGGTCGAACACGTTGCGCGACATGTTGTCGGCTCCTTCCTTGTGGCTGAGGTCGCCCTCGCCGGCGTTGTTGTTGTCGGAGTGAGCGGCGTCCTGCGTGTCGTCGTTCACGACACCTTCCGCGGTGGTGTCGTCGTCACCGTCACCGTCGGGGTCTCCACCCGCTTCGGCGTTCTTGACGGCCTCTTCGACGATGTAGGCGACGAGGTCCTGCTGCTCGGGGGTGAACTCGTTGAAGGCGTCGGCGATCGTCTTGCCGCCACCATCGGCCGGGGGCGCGTCGGTGGTCTGGTCGGCGTGGAAGAGCTCCTCACCGCTGGTGATGAACGCCTCGTCCTCGAGCTCGTCGAGCGAACCGTCGCTGTGTCGCACGGCCACGAAGTCGATCTTCGCACCGGGGTTGGCGCCGGCGAGCACCAGGCTCACCTCGGTGATCTGTCCGTGCATGACCTGCTTGGTCGGCTTCTCGACGAGCTGATTGGCGTGGATCGAGAGCGAGTCGATGTCGCCGTGCTCGACCTGAAGCTTGGCGTTCTGGCCGGCCTGCGTCGAGTTGAAGTACCCGTCGGCGCGGACACCCTCGGACATGTGCTTGAGGATGGCGTAGCCGAGTACGTTCGTGATGTCGCTGTGGCCATGCATGAAGACGAGCGGAACTCGCTTGCCATCCATGTGCTTGAAGGCGTCGGTCGTGATGACCCGGCCATCGGAGCAACGCATGTTGGCCTTGGTGGCCCAGCCGCTGAAATCAGGCTTCATTTTGACTGCTTCCTCCTCCTGCTGTGAGTTGGGGTACGGGCCGTGTCGCTAGCTGTCGGATGCTCGGCGGGAACGGAGCCCGAGGAGGCGGTTGCAGCGGTGTTGGCGTCGGCATGTTGCTGTTCTGGAGCAAGTCCGCCTTCGGGTCCTTGGACGGCTTGAAGCCGATGGCCTGGCGGAGCTCGTTCGACGTGAGGATCTCGTTGCGAGCCATCATGTCGGCGATCTTGGCGACCTCGCTGAGAGGTACCAGGGCGAACGGGTCCTTGAAGTACGTGATGGACTGACCCTGGGTCCGTGCCGTCTTGGTGAGGAAGGTGGCCCTCATCGCCTCGACGATTGCGCGGAGGATGGGCTCGACCGTACGAGAGTTGTAGTTGATCATGGTCTTCTCGTCGGCCGTGCCGTTCATGATCGTGTCCGTGATGCCGAGCTGGCTGTACAGCATGTCGGTCAGGAACTTGATCTGGTCCATCAACTTGTTGTCGACGGCGCGGTTGAGCTGAGTGATCTTCTCAGTGCCATCGGTATAGGCGATACCGTACTGGCCTTCCTTCAGCTGGAACTCAATGTCCTTACGTCTCTGCTCTGCCTGCTGCCGGCGGGCCTCAGACTTGATGACGTAGGGGAGCTGAATGATCATGTCGAGCTTGCCCGAGCTGGATGCCTTGTCGACGGCGTCAAGCAAGTTGAGCTTGGCGACGAGACGCTGCATGGTCGAGTTCGGCTCGTTCATGATGTCGTAGAGAGGGTTCTCCACGATCGCGACGAGGCTCTTGGGAAGAGTGATCTGCTCTCGGAAGCCTTTCGCCTGGTTGTAGAGGCTGACCCGGACGTGCTCGGGGTACCACGCGACGATCTCAGCAGCACGCATCGACAAGATGTCGTAGGAGTTCGAGTCGATCGGGTTCAGGGTCGTGTCGACAGGCACGATGGCCACGACGCCCTTGTCGAACATGATCCGCACGATGTCCTGCCTGAACTGCTGTGCGAACTGGTCGATGTTGGCCCGAACGGTGAGGCACTCGTTCATGCCGCTCTTGATGTCCTCGATGTACCGGCCGTCGCTGTCGTTGCGGACATGACAAACCTGAATCGAGGCCACGTCGAGACTCATGCGCGTGAGGACCGACGACAGCATGGTTCGTTCGCTGCCGTAGACGAGTCGAGTACGGTCCGGTCGGATCCCGAAGGATGAGCCGGCGGCGTACGACTGTTCTGTCTGGTACTTCTGGTCCCAGTTCGTGAAAGCGTTCCACGCGTGCCTCAGTCGATTGAGCACTCCCATTTAGTCACCTCCTTTCCTATTCGAAGGCCTCCTTGTTGGCCTTGTACGCGACATACGCGTCCATCAACGCGGAGACGTTGTCGATCTTCGCTTCTTGTCGGCCCTTGTAGAGCTTCCGGTTACCGTTCGTGTCCTCCAGGGTGATCGCGTTACCCATGGCGAATGTCATGAGGGCCTGATCGAAAATCAACATGCGCTCTGCGCTGAGATTCTTGAGCTCGCCAAGCGGCACAGATTCCGTCTTGGCGCCCTGTATCACCTTCTCTATTCCGTACGAACCGTTTTCCGCTTCCCAGCGGCTTACGAACTCCTTCGCGTTGTATGGGTCGAAGCCAAGGCATCGGACGTCATACTCAGAATGCTGGATGAAGTTATCCAGGTCATCGTAGACCTCCATCATGTCGAGGACGGTGCCTTCGAGCACGTGGAGGCTTCCCTCGTCGGTGAACTCCTGGTACTTCTGGCGCATGGCGCCAGGGAGTTTCATCAACGTGAGCGAAGTGATGTAGCTTCGGGTCTTTACACCGAATCCACCATTACGCAGTGGGAAGATGAATGTGAAGGCGCAGAAGTCATCGCCCTGTGAGAGGTCGGCACCGAGAGCACAAGGCATCTGCCAGAACTCTCGATACGGATGAGGAAGAGTTTCCTCGTACGTGAAGAAGTAGGTATAACCCTCCATCGGTATCCCGAACCGCTTAGCCAGGATGTCGTTCCTAGCAGCCGGGGCCTTCTCGGCGCGTTCAACGTCGAGTTGGTAAGTCTCATACGTCACCGTCTTCCCGAGGTTGGGGTTTGCCTTCAGCCACATGGCTGGGTCGGCGACCTCTTCCAACTCGTCCAGCTTGTAATGCCAGATCGAGATGTGCGGAGCGAGGTAGTCACCCTTGAGAATATCGGCGAGTTCGAGCTTGATGGTGTCCCCGGAACCGTTTCGAACGGTGCCCTCGGAACTGATGGCGACGATCAGGTAATCGTCAAGCTTCGACGCACCCTGTTCAATCGCCCCAACGACATCCTCACGAATATCGCCAGAAAGCCACTCGTCGATTGTCGAGATCTTCGGCCGCAGGCCCTGCAGCTTGTTGATCGACATGGGTCTGATTTCGAGCAATGAGCCGGTGAGGAAATTCTCGACGCCTTTCTTTGTCGATGCCAACTTCACGCGGTTCGCTCGAGATCCGGTGGTGTTTTGAAGCGAGCCCTCGGTCAGGAACTTGAACAGAGGTCCTCTGGCCCGAGTGATGGCGGTCCGGAAAGGCGACATCACCTCTTCGGCCTGCTTCATCGTTGGTGCTGTGGTGATCTGGTGAGTAGTAGCCGTGTCGACGTTGAGGAAATAGCTCTGGATGCACTCTGCGTACATCGACTTGGCTGCACCTCGGGCGACGATCAGGTACTGCTTGCGCGTCAGACGTTTCTTGATCGTTTTGGTGACGTAGCGGCCCCCGTGTCCGTCAGGCAAAGGCTCGTAGATGCTCCGGTCTTCGAAGTAGTACCAGCCAAATATCTGTTCGGCCCACACCTTGAACGAGGGGAGTAGGTGGAGGTCGCTGCCGTCTGTCAGTGTGAGCTCGTTCTCACAGTAGAGAATGAAACCCTCGACGGCCTTGTCGTCGTAGTAGATGTTCGGGTTGGCGATGAGTGCGTCGACACGGTTCATCTCCATCGAGATCTCCCTGTTGACAGGGATCTCGCCGCGAATCACTGCGTCCCGGAACTGGCCGTAGTAAATCGGAGTTGCCGTGTTCGATAGAGCCATCGCCGGCCCTCCTTTCTACCTTGCGGCCTTGCCGACCGCCTTGGCGACCTTCGTCGTGGTCTCGACGGTGCTGTGGATGTCGTTCAGGGTCTTCGCCACCGAAAGGATCTTCTTGATGTGCTTGTGACCCTTGTCGAACCTGTTCCCACCGCCCACGAGATCCCGGTGCTGCTTCTCCAGGTTCTTGCGAGTGATGATGGTCTGAAGTTCGTGGTTGGAAAGGGCCTTGACTCCGCTCGTCTTGGCCTTGTTGCTGGCCTCGCTGGCCTTGGTGTGGTCCTCGGACGGGGGGTGAGCCGTGGCCTTTCCCTTGCCCTTGCGGATGCCCCAGCGCATGCCCTTGGTGCCGTGATGGGCTAGAACACTTCCCACCAGGGCGGTTCCGTCGAGACTGGATCCGCTGGCGGATTCGGGTCGACCCATGATTCTCCTTCCCGCTTGATGCTGAGCAGTACTTCGAGCTTCTCGATCTCCGCCTTGTTGGCTTCGATGACAGCCGCGATCGGGGGCGGGTCAAATATCATTCGAACCCGCATGGCGATGTACGTTTTGACCGAGTTGAGGTCCAGGTCGGTCCCGATGTAGGAGTCCCACGTCGCCGTGTTGTCCGTGATCATGAAACCGCCGGCAGGCCCTATGCCCAAGGCACTCAGACCCGTGAACACGGTGTTGATGTGCATCATGATGTCCAGATCGAACGCCGCGTAGCTCGGATCGAGGCCGAGAAGCTTCTTGGTGTCGTCGAGGATGCTTCCAGGCAACGTGGGTTACCTCCCTTCTACTTGTAGCGCTGGTTCACCAGACGCTGGACGGCAGCGGCGTCGTAGCCGGCCGCGGTGAGACGCTGGACGCGATCGTCTCCGTTGCCCCACTTGCCGGCGATGACTTCGGCGACGACCTGGTGGGGGTCCTTCTTGCGGTTGACGCCTCGCATCTCGCGGTCGACCTCGACCTGGACCGCGTTGGGGTCGTATCCGGCGACGAGCAGCCTGTGGACACGGTCGGGGCCGTTGCCCCACTTGCCGGCGATGACCTCGTGCGCGATCTCGACGACCGGCTTCTTCTTGGGCGGCTCGGGGTGCGAGTGATCCGGGTTGCCGGCCTTGAAGGCGTCGTACTGCTTCTGGGCCTCGACGAGGATCATGTTGAAGTTGCGAACGACCCACGGGCCGGGGCAGTCGGTGGCCGACCAGTGACGGTGGGGGAAGAAGTTGGAGGCGCTGGGACGCTGGCCGATCTCGTGGAAGAACAGCCAGGCGGCGAGACGGGCCGCGGACTTCCACGTGGCCTCGGAGACCTCCCAGTTGGGCGCGAACGTGGCGTCGGCCATCTCGATGCTGATGGACTCCTCGTTGCCGCGGGTGCTGCCGGTGGCCCAGGCGTACTCCTTGACCCGGACGTACTGACCGATAGCGCCCTTGGCGTCGACCTGGAAGTGGGCGGAGGCCCGCCGGGTCTTCCAGACGGTGAGGATGCCCTCGAGGGTCAGGTTGCCGCCGTTGTGGTGCAGGGTGACGGACTTCTTGGTGAAGGATTCGTGGGTCACGTGACCCGTCTCGTCCAGGCCTGCGATGAAGTCCTTGACGGGCTTGTCGTATGAGATCGTCGACATGTTTGCCTTTCGTTACCAGAGAGTAGTGTCGCCTGGCCGGCGTTGTACCGGTGGTTTCGGTAGCAGACCCTCGTCGCCGTAGTGAATGGCATTGTGGGTGCGGTGCGTGACCGAGATCAGAAACTCCGGGTCGAGGATCCTGGGGTCGCCGGAGACGATGTCCTCAACAGTCATCGGATTCATGTGGTGAATATAGATGCGGTTGTGGATCTCGTACCCTTCGACGCCGAGATCGCGTCCGACGTCACGTGCGATGACATGGCTGCGGATATCGCGCCACTGTCTCGACGTATAAAACTGTTGGTTGAGATATCGGTCGAACCCGAAGGTCGCTCTGCCGACTTCTCCGCGTAGGGCGAGATATCGGTAGCGTTCCTCGAGCGTTTCCAGCCGGACCAGCTCGGAATATGACCTACTCTCCATACTCGTCCTCGCGGTTGATCGGTTCGAGGCCAGAATATGCCCGCATGGCGTCGATGACGACCAGCAGGTTCATGTCGCGTTCCTTATCGCGCTCGATGGCCTCGATCTTCACCTGAGTGAGCTGGTTCTCGTGGCGAAGTCGCTGCTGTTCGAGCTGTTCGCGAGACGAGC